CTGCTGAGCCAGTCGCTGGGGCTGGGTTTATCTCAGAGCCTCAGTGTATGCCAACGATCTACCAAAAAAAAGTTCATTTATTTGCACTTTTGTGTGTATACATAGTTGTACATGGACACGGAGTCTGTATAATGAGGGCCATAACAACGGAGAATGATGATGACAGTAAAAGTTTACCAGTTTCACTTGACGCAAGAAGACTTGGCTCTTTTGAACAAAGAGGGATGGGGCGCTTCAGAAAAAACTATGGCTTTCGCAGACAAAGGCATAGGAGAAATTGATTTGACTAAATGGTTTCACGCTTACGACCATGTTGCCACGGTAGATTCTGCGGACTTGGAGGAGGCTTTTCGGTTGACGAACCTTTGGGAAAAACCAGAGCTGGTGCAAAAGCACTCAACGATGTGCAGCGTATCAGTGGGAGACGTATTGGAAATGGACGGCCAGTTCTATTTGGTCGCAGATTTTGGTTTTGAAACGGTCAACATTGAGGAGGCCGCGTAAGCGGATAAGGAGGCACAAAAAAAGGGGGCATAAGCCCCCTTTCTTTTTGCTTGGTATCTACGCCCCTTGAGAGCCGTAAATTCCACGCCAGTCACTAAAGCCGAAGCTGTAACGCTCACGGGCCTTGTAACGGATATTACCAGTCGTAAAGTCTGGCTCCATCGTGGTTTCCATCGCAGTACGCTGGAACATCTTCAAGCCTTCGCCAGCGTCAGTAACGCTAGTTAGCAGGAAGAAGGCATCAGGATCAGTCAGGTAATGATTGACCGTGTAGCCACCGGGCAATACACCCGTGTTGCGTACAGCGTTGATGTCGTTATCGGCAGTACCAGAACGCAAAGTTGAGTTCAGGATACGGTCAGCAACAAACGTCAACTGAGGTGGAACAACCAGCTTGGTTGCCTGCACTGAGATGGTCAGACCCTTATCGTCAGTGAAGGTTGACATATCAATTAATGCGTCCTCCAAGGACGTTTCGTTCAAATCAGCCATTGAAGCCGCACGGTTTGCAGCAGTGCCGCCACCCGCTAAGGGGTGTGCCGTGTTGATCAATGTTACGCCATCACCGCCAGTGAAGTTGGCATCAAACGCATTGTTCAATACGTCAGCGCCTTTCACTTCTTTGGTGTTAGCCATAGATCGGGCCAAAGCCTTCACATATCGCTTGCCCAGTGAGTCGTAAAGGTTGTCCTCTACGGCTTCGTCGGTCAAAGCGAAAGCCAACGCAACGGTGTCGTGCGTGTAGCGAGCGGTAAAGCTCTCTGTAGCGTTGTCGAAAACCACGCCTTGACCTTCGGTCTTAGTAGGCGCACTTCCAAACCCAGTGATCAAAACCTCTTCTTCAAAGGCTCGCTGTGAGTCTTCGATAGCAAAGATTTCTTCATACTCGCGGTCATATGAGTCGTAGCTCATGCCGAAAAGCGAGTTCAGACCCGGCTCTAGCTCTTTAGCTAGTTGTGCTCTTGAAATAGCCATTATTTAACTCCCTATGCTAAGCCAGCGCCTTTAACGCCGAAGATTGAGTTTTGAATGACCACAAGCACGTTAGTGTTAGCCGAAGCAACATCGTCGTTGTTCGGGTCTTGCGAGATGTCAATCGCCTTGATTGGCAGGGTCGTTGCTGTCGCACCAGTGGTTACGTCCAGCTCAGCTCCCGAAATGCCAGTTTGTGTGCTGCCAGCACTGGTATAGACAATGTCGAAGTTGCCGAAGAGATCAGCGACTGGGAACGTGTCATCAGCCTGCACTTCGTAAACAACATTCGGATCATCAATGATGAAAGCGATGATGTCTGAAGCGTTAGTGCTTGCAGGGTAGAAGTTGCTAAACACCTGCTCCCCACTGGTGGGATCAGTGAATTGACAACCGTTAAATACACCAACTATAGGCACAGTGCCTCCGTCAGCGTGAACTTCCACCGTACCGCCAGTGACTTGAGCGACCATATCGCCTTGAAAAATGGATGTTCCATAGTTCGCAGCAATACGATATCGACTTGAGCCACCAGAATAAGGTGCGCCACCGATCATTCTGACCGGCTTCATTCCAAATGCAGCGTCTTTATTCGCCATTTGTAATTACCTCTATCTACGTCCAAATGTGACGTTGCTATCGCGTTGAGGATCGTATTTAACATAACGGCTATCACCACGGGTCTCGTTGAACATGGTGTTGTCCAACGCATCAGTGGCCTCTTTGCTTTTAGCCTGATAATAGGCTCTCCGCTCTTCAACCGTCTCGTTAGGGATCTTCGCTAATAGCAACCCTTCGTTGTAAACCACGCCTTCGTGCCGCCCATTGTCCATCGTCGGTAAAGAACGCCATTCTTCAGGAAGATCAGTGCCTCTTACGAGTTCCCACCCTTCCCGAATACGACGCGAGACATTAGCTCGGTCTTCTTGTCCCAACATCGACTCCCTGATCCACCGATAGGTATAACCCGGCGGTGGTGTAGGAGTCTCCAATGAGCGAACAGGTCGCCACGGCTTTCTGCGAGTCTGATTATCGTGTGACTGCGAATCACGGGATGAACGTGCGCTTGCTTTTGTTTCCGCCATTTTAGCTTGCCTCTCTTGCTGCAATTTTTTGCTTCTCTTTGGCTACTCGCTGCAACCATGCCTCTTCAGACATATTGTGCGGCTTGAGACCTCTGAGACGCTCTAGTTCTGACTTAGAAAAGCTCACGCCATTCTTTTTGCCTTGTGTTTTTGACCGACCTCCTTGGGAGGCGGAAGCGACTCTTTGCACAGCGGGTCTGCTTCCACTTTGAACGGTCTTAGATCCACTATTAGCGGATTTGGTGTGAGGATAAACCGTACCTACACGGCTGTCCAACTCCTCGTAATACTCATCTGAGCCAACATCATAGCCCTCGTTGGCTAGGTTGTAGTGAACATAATAGGCATATTGGGTTGCCTTCATGTCCTCTTCATCGTCTTTGTTAGCATACCAAGGATTGCGTTCATGCCACTCCAGAGCATCCTCTGTAGGCTGAACCTCTTGTTCAGCCTGCTGGTATTGCTCCTGTTGCACAACCTGCTCATTGCCTTGCGATACATACTGCTGCTCTTGCACTGCGGTCTGCTGTCTGGCCTTGGCTACACGCAGCTTTTCTTTTTGAATAGATATGTCGCTCTGGAGCTTTGCTGCCTTTGTTATAAGGTCTGCATCGCCACTCTCAACAGCCTTGCGATACACGTCATCAATTTGAGACTCCTTCGATACCAAAGCCTCTTCTTCTTTCGCCAAGACTTGATTTGACTGCTGAGCCGAATACTGCCGGTACTGCTGAAGCTCTGCCTCTTTTTGTAAAGCAATCTGCTCAAGCTGCTGCGCTCGCTGTTCTGCCTCGCGGTGCTTAGCATTCAGCTTGTTGATGCGCTTAGAAACCGATTTGGTGTAATTCTCAAGCTCGTCGCCAGAATCAGCGGTTTCTACTGGGTCTTCTGTGACCTCAATAGAGACCTGCTCTTCTTCGACTTGCTGGGCGTTTTGGTTCTCAATCATGTGAAACTCACTATGTCATCTGGGTTAAGAATTGTGCCAATAACCTCATCATCATTGATGATCCTGACCTCACCACCGTCTTCTAGCTTGAATCGAGCGCCAGAGTAACGACCGATCAGAACCCATTGCTTTTCTTGGCACCAAGGCGTGTCGCCAAACTTTTCCGTGTCGCCGTAGCAAAGTGGCCCCATTTTTACAACATATGCCACAACTGTGGCAAGTGCCTCACGGTCTACAGTCTCTTTCAACAGGTGAATACCGCCATCAGACTGCGCTTTGCCCTTGTAAGGCAGCACCAACATGCGCCAACCCGTAGGGTCTGGCATACGCTCTAAAGCAGATTTATCAAGCAAGGTGGGGTCAAGAACGCGCTCCGTGCTTGCGACGTAAGCGGATTCCGTAGTCGGGGTAGTCAATTTAGATTTCCTTATAGAACTCTTTAATGGTTTCCTCGACCAAGTTTATAACAGTTAGCTCGCCCTGCAAACTTTTATAATGTTCTATATCTTTGAGCATACCGTCCATCATGACCTCACGGATCAATTCCTTCCGCTCAGCCATAACTCGCTTCAAGCGCGACCCAAGATCAATATCATCCACTAAACTTTCTCGTGGAAGTCAAAACCACGGGTTGCAGCACCGGCACCACGCGCCTTGATTACCTTGATCTCACCGCCCATCGTGCGACGAATCAGCTCAGGCGATGTAGGGCCAGATTTGATGCTTTTGGTTGGTGACTCAACCTTTTCGACTCGGCTCATGTCTTTAATTGTCATTTCTTCGTCCTTTTCTTGTAAGTTCTTTTGGCTGGCTTTTTGGTCTCAACCTCTGGTGCTTGCTCCGCAACCGTCTTTGCGACTGGCTCCTCAACAACCTCTGGCTCCACCACCACAGGCTTCTCTACTGGCAAGGGCGCTGGAGGCTCTGTGCCTTTGATACGCGCCATCTTGGTGGCAATCCTATGATCGCTTCGCTTCTTTTTTTCTTCGCGCTCAGCTTGTTTTTTGGACTCTAAAGCGGCCTCAACCTCTCGCGCTAATCTCTTGCGCTCCTTCAGAGCAACCATCCGCTCTCGGTTAATACTACTTGATGAAAGAATCGTAGCCACTATCGGCCTCCCATGTTTTTGTTTTGCATGTCTAGGAGCTTCAGCTCCGCTTGTTGCTCTAGGCGACGAAGCGCCACATCAAGCTTATCGTCTGCAACTTCTTTTTGAATCCCAAGGCGCTGCTTGGCAATCTCTGTCTCCAAGAGCTTTTCTTCGGCGCGTTGTTGCTGCTTGGCCTCAAACTGTTCGTTTTCAGAATCAATGGCCTTTTCTTTCAGCATAAGCTCTTGCTGTCTAATCTGAACCAGAGGATCTGTCTCGTCGCCCTGACCAATCGACTCAAGCAGTTCTTGCGTCAATTGAGCCAACACTGGCGACGATATCTGCTCGATTTGCATCTGAATCTGGCTTTGCATCTGTTGGAGCTGCTGGGGGGGCACCTGTCCTGACTGTTGCGCGGCCTGCATTTCTTGCATCTGTTGGTTCAGCTCTGGCGGTATCTGGTCTTGAACCATCTGACCAGCCATGAACTGCAAGTGCTGCATCATGTGCCCAATGACCATGCCCTGAAGCGGCGGGTTCTGCTTAACCACGTCGGTCAAAAACAACGATCTGTGAGCATCGATGTGAGCCTGATGGTTCTGTGGCTCAAACGCTTGCGCTGGTTGCCCCATCAAAAAGCCACTATTTTCTATGCCTGCATCAACCGGCATTGGCTGTGGTGGCGGTGGGGGCGGCTGTATGAGGCTGTCCACATCATCAACGCCGAGAGCCGAGTACATGCGCCTGTACGCCTCATAGATGCCCTGTGGCCCGTGTAGCTCAGGGTTAGACTGCACCATCGTCAGTAGCTCTTGAGCCATTGTGATGCGCTGTGATTGGCTGAAGATATTGGGATCTGATACAGGGATGACATCAACTCTGCCATCAAAATCTTGACCCATGATCTCTTGTGGGCCGTTGCGCGAGACATATGGATAGCTGGGTGGCAGATACTCGGCAAATACCTTGGCAAGAAGCTGAAATTCTAGCTTTTGACTATAGTGCAGGCGCTTGTGAATTGCGCTCATGACCTTAGTGCCACGCTCCAGCAGAGCCACTGTGGTGCCCACTGGCATGGCTTGGTTCATATCACCGACATTCATGTCAGCTATCGACGCAAACCGCT